ATTTTTATTTTATATGTTGTTTATTTAGGTGTTGGGGGTTCTTATAACATCATTTTATTTAATTTTATTTTATATGTTGTTTAGTTAGGTGTTGGTTGTTGTTATAACATCATTTTAATTTTATTTTTATATGTTAGAGTTGTTATAACATAATTTTAATTTTATATTTATTTTATATGTTAGAGTTGTTATAACATCATTTTAATTTATTTTTATTTTATATGTTGTTTAGTTAGGTGTTAGAGTTGTTATAACATTAAAAAAAATATTATTTTTATTTATTCCCCTTACATATCTTATTATGTTTATACTTATAATTTCTCTTAATATGTTCGCCACAACTTTCACATAATATTAATTGGTTTTGGTATTCCTTCATATATTCTTTTCTTGATTTCTTATTAATTTCTGTTTTCTCATTTTTCTTCTTCTGTTCTTCACAATCATAATTATATATATGTAAGGTTGCATGTAGGTTTTCTATCCACATATTTTTATATTTGTTTTTCTCTTGAATTGATAAGTCTTTATCATATCTCTCCACTTCAACAATATCCCAATTGTTTATAGTTCCGTTATTTCTTATAAATTTATATAATGTATCATTATATTTTTTATGTTTAGGATTGTTATATATTTGCTTATGGTCGTAAAAAGCCTTATATAAAGGTCTGCTGGTAAATCCTATATATATTTCTTTTATATCTGGATTTTTACAACAAAGTTTATAAATATATATCGTCATTATCCTTTATTATCCGTTTTTATTCGTTAGTAATTATTATATTATAAATTGTTCTTAAATCAATTTTTATTTATATATATCGTTATTTATCCTTTATTATCCTTTATTATCCGTTTTTATTAGTTAGTAATTATTTTATATAATATCGTTAATATCGTTAAAAGCGTTAATTTTCAATCGTTAATTATCGTATTTATCGGTGGGTTTTTTATTAGACTGGTTAATTTAATATATTTTTTTATATCTTTTATTGTTAAAAAATAATAAATTTATATTAATGTTTTTATAATGTTTTAATAATGTTTAATTAATATCTTCATTTAATATTACACCATATTTCTCTTTTACATAATATCTCAAAAAATCTCTTGAATTCAATATTTTATTAGTTATATCTTCACATAATTTATCTTTTTGTTCTTCAATCTTCTTATTTTGTTCTTCTCCAAACCTACAACAAGGGCATACAATAAATTCAAAATCATTTTCTAATTTTTTATAGCAGTCCGCACAAGTATTATAATAACATACAGGACAAACCTTCCCTTTTAATATGTTCTCAAAACATATTCCACATTCAACATTTAAAGATAATAAATTTAAATCAATTGCTCTTTTTAGATTAACAAACTTATAATTATGTATCATTAATTCTATATCTTTAATCCCATATCTAATATATACCTTATCATTCTTAAATCTCTTTTCTATAATAAAAAATTTATCTGGATATTCTTTTTTAATATCTTGTTTAATCTTCTTATAGATTTTATTATATTCTACTTTTTTCATCTTTGGAAAAACTCCAAAATCTATTATTGGTTTAGGTATATCCAATTTATTCAATAAGAAGTCCAAACTTGTTGATAATTCGGCATCGGTGTAATTTTCTAAATTCATATTATTAACTATATTAAAGATATTATTTTTACTCATAAATTATTATTTTTAATTAATTATGGGTAAAAAGTAAGTAAAAATTACTATTGATAATTTATTAATGTATATTTTATTGGTTGTTCTAATCTCTTATATACTGGTTCATTTATCCGCTCTATTAAATATAGTTTAAATCTCCCTCTTCTTGGTTTATTTATCTGTAAATTTATTGTTTTACGACAACACTTTAAATATTCTTTTAGTTCATTAACATTCATATACATTTTTTTATTTAATATTTGATTATCATTATTATACTCGGTTAATCTGTAATGATAAGTTTTATTATACATTATTTATATATTAATATATATATATTATTATACCTATAAAAGGATAATAAAAGAGTATTAATGAGTAATTATTATTATTTATTTATCTTATTAATATGTTAAAAAGAGTAAAATATAATAAGTTATAAGATTAAATAGTATAAAATAGTATATTTAAATAGATTATTATTTAAAATATATTTTCTATATATTAAATATAACATATTAACTATGTTAAAGAATAATAATGAGTTTTTAAAACAAAAACATAAATATTTAGATTGTAAATTAAAGAATTTAAAAAATTGGAAACTTACATATGATTTTTATGTAAGTAAAGAGGATTATGAAGAAGTAAAAGATAAGATAAAGTATTTTAAACATATTAACGGATATGATTTAAGACATCTTTTATATATGGATTTAAATAACTTAACTAAAAAAGATTTGGAGGTATATGGTAAAAATTATAAATATATTAAATTTATATTTGAAAATGAAGAAACTGCTAAAAAATTAATCCCTAATGATAATTGTGAATATAATAAATGTAATTTATAATATGTTTAAAATTATCTTTTATGTATATTATTATGAGTTGGTATAAGTATTTGATTAGTTAAATATATATTACATTAAATTAAATTAAATGTATTTTTAATTGGTTAGATGTATTATTAATTGGTTAGATGTATTTTTAATTGGTTATATGTATTATTAATTGGTTATATGTTTTATTAGATATTAATAAATGGTTATTTAATTAATTAATAATTAATTTTTTTTAATATTAAATAGAAAAGAATATAAAAAAAAAATTCTATATATATAGTATATAATGACCCGAGCAAAGTTGTTATATACCAATGAGAAGAACGAAGAAGAGGAAGCAAAAGAAATTAATGATGTAGAACATCAAGAAGAAGAAGAAGAAGACGAAGCAAAGACCGATAATAACCTTATACTTAATTTAATGTTAGAAAAAAAAAATGAAGAAAAAAAAAATAAAAAAATAAGTATCCCATCAAAATATATATGCTTTACATTAGATAAAGATGGTAAAAAAACAATACCAAAAGGAATGGGGGATAATCAAAATTGGGATTTAACAACAGCAGAACAAAAATGTAAAAATGTATATGGAGACAAAGGAATTATTAAGCAAAATATAGATATGATTTATAGTGACTATGCCGTAATTGATATTGATGAGAAAAATTTAACTTATGAAGAGGTAATAAGTAAGTATTCTTTTCTTAAAGATTGTTATTATACATTAGGGAATACCAAAGGCTTTCATTTTTTCGTAAGAAATAAGAACTTTATAAATAAAAAAACTTACACGAAACGAATGAAAAATATTGATGGTGATTTAGTGTGTAATAAAATTTGGTGTGATGCTTACAATCAAGTTATAAATGGGAAGAAGTTTTTAAAAATAAATGAAAAACAATTCTATTCTATATTTGATAAAAATTTAATAGATTTTAACCAAGTAGATAAGAAACCAAGAGCAAAACCAGTTAATAAAGAAGTTAAAAAAACAACAATACCAGCAGAAGAAAATATAACAATAAAAAGAGTAAAAAAGGAAAAAGGTGACATGGTTGATGATATAATAAACTATGAAGAAACTGATATTGATGAGTTTATAGAAAAGCAATATCAGAAGTTTATTGAAAATAAAAGGGAAGATAAAGATGAAAATTTAAATATAGATGAAATGAAGGAACATTTAGATAATATTGATATGAAATATTATGAAAATTATAGTGATTTATATAAACTTATTTATGCTGTAAATAGTGGTAATTATGAAGAGGACACTATATTAAAAGATTATTTAAAAGAGAAAATTAAACATTTAGAAAAAGGTGATATACCTTTTAATGAATGGTTTGAGGAGTTATTTAATAAAGGAAAATATTATAATTATTGTAATAAGAAAACTATTTTTGAGTATTCGTATATATCTAATATGAAGAGGTTTTTTATTATTAATTCAAAATATAATACTAAAACCCCTAATATATGCCCTTATAATTATAAAGACCTGGCTAATATGTTTTTAGAAATTGAAAAAAATAATATAGTAGTAAAAAATGAAGATGCTGAAATATATATATATAATGAAAAATTTAAGTGTTGGTTATTAGACTATGGGAAAACAACAAAAGATGCTAAAAATTTAAAATATAAAATTGGGATTTTTCTTGAAGAATATTATAAGGAAAAAGATCTAACAACAAAAGATTTTAGTGAATATGTTAAAAATGAAATAAAAAAGAGATTAGGTCATAATTTTAATAACTGGTTTATAAAACACGAAGACATTTTAAAAGTGGTATTCAAAAAGCATGAAAAAATGAGGCATGGTTTAATAGAGTCAAAACAGAATAAATTAATAAATTGTGTATGTGAAAAAGTGATAATTTATTTATTTTCAGAATATACAGACAATCATATTTTATTTGATATGAAAGATAATTTAATTTGTTTTAAAAATGGGATTTGTTATGATCTAAATACTTATAATTTTAGAAATATAGAGAGAGATGATTATATATTAACTAAATTAAATTATGACTGGATTGAACCAAGTGATAAGGAATATAATGAGTTTTTAGAGTTCTTTGACCGAATAACTAATTTTAATTTAGAAGTAAAAAAAGATATTTTATATATCTTATCAACCTGTTTATATGGGAGACGCTTTAAAAAATTCTTCATTTTTGAAGGTGAAGGGAGAAACGGCAAAAGTTTAATAGTCCAGATCCACGAGAGAGCTTTAAAAGCTTATACTTACAGCGGTCCTACTAAATTATTAAGTAAAGGAATAGACGGAACAAAAGGCGATCCGAGTTTATCTAATATTGATAATAAAAGAGGGATATTTTATAATGAGGGTGATGATGATAATTTATTATATCAACCAACAGTTAAAAGTTTAGTGGGGGATGCTACTATAAATGGGCGAGGTTTATTTTCTAATAAAACAGAAATAATAAATATTGGAACTCATATTTTAGTTTGTAATACCAAGGGGAATATGAGTGGGGAAACTAATGATGCTTGTATTGGAGAAAAAATGATCGTTGTTAATTTTAAAAATCGTTTTACTAATGACGATGATTTATTAAAACTACCTAATCACTACCTATGCGACGAAAAATATGAAGGAGCTGAACAACAAGAAATTTTTAAATTTAGTTATTTGAAAATGCTATTTAATTTTATTAAAAAACAATATGAAGATACTGGTAAGCACCTACCTTTTATTAAATGGAAATATTCAAAAATAGTCTTGAAAGATAGTGCTTCATATATAAAAGATAGTGATATTATCTATAAAGCAATTTTAGAACAATATGAATATAGTGAAAATGAAAATAACAAAGTAAGAGCAGAGAAAATATATGTTGATTGTGTAAAATATAATAAGGATATTATAGAGAATAAGTTATATCCTCATTATAAAAATTTAAGTTTAAGCGGATTTAAAAAATATTTGGAAAAGAGTGAGAAATTTAAAAATAAGTATAATAAAGAAGTATCATATTATAAAGGCGAAAGATTACGAGGTTTAATAAAGAATTATAAGAAAATTGATTTTGATGGAAATGGTGAAAAACCAAGTATATATGATAGTGATTAATAATAAAAAGTATAATATATAATATTTTTAAGGTTTCTTTACATTTTTTTTTATCTTATTAAAAAGTTACAAAAATGGGGTAAAGTTACAGAAATGTTACAACTTTTTTTGAGTTTTGTAACCTTTTTTTTTTTGGTTTTTCTTTGTTTTTAGACTGAAAAAGAGAATAAATATATTATTTTTATTATAAAGTTACAAAGTTACAGTTTTTAATTAGTTTAGATTATATGAAAATATTATATATATATATTTTATATATTTTATACACACACACCCACCGACACAGCACCAGAACACAAGGACAGACGAAAAAGTGTAACTTTGTAACTTTTTTTTATATTTTTATTTTTTTATCCGTTTTTAGATTGAAAACGAAGGAAAAATATAAAAAATGGAGGTTACAAAAAAAAATGAAATTGTAACTTGTTGTAACTTTTGTAACTTTTAAAAAATCTAAAATTCATATTTTTTTAATTTTTATCTATTTTTAGATTGAAAACGAAGGAAAAATAAAAAAAACTGAAAAATTTGAAAAGTTACAAAAGTTACAAAAAAATATTTGGTTTTGAAACTTTTATAAAAAATCTTTCTTATAATACTTTTTACGCTTTTTGATTTAAAATATAATGATGTATTAATATATATATAATATAAAATTATGTATTTACAATACATATTAAATTTAGAATATTACTTTTATAATAAATTACATACTTATAATTATAATGAAATATTGGTTTTTAGTTTAGTTAATAAAGAATGTTATGAGTTAGTGAATGAATACAATATATTAAACAAAGCATTATATAGAGATGTAATAAAGGAGTATAATAATATATTTATAGAAGAAATAGATAAAATAACACATTTAATAAATAAAAATGAATTGGAAGAGATAAAAGAACAAGATAAACGATATTTATTAAATTTAAAAGACCTTATTTTTTATAATCCAACAACAAAAAAATATAAATATGATAAATCTAATTTACATATTTATTTACAATTATATAATATTTATTTTTTAAGAGAACAATATATAATTAGATGTATAATTAAATATAAATTTAAACAAAATAGAACATTAAGAGGACTAATAAAAATAATATTAGACGATCCAAAATTAAAAGATAATTATTATGATTTATGTTATAGTATGTTAAAGATCAAAAGTAAATTTTACAGAAATAGATATATAGAAGAAGATCACCCTACCATAATAGACAAATTTAAAGCTACTATCCTTTTCAAATTTAACTATATTTATCCGCTTTTTAATTTAAAACCTATTTATTATTAATAGATTATAATATAATGGAACAATTTAAAACAGATATTATATATACAAAAGGGAAATTTATAAAATTTATAAAAAAGTTAAATGAATATAATAAAATTAACAATTCAATAATAACTGATAATATGAAAGAACATTTAAATATATTAATTGAATTATGGCGAAATGTAAAAGATAATAATTATAACAATATAGATTATTATTTTAATATGAAAGATCACCACTCACATATAAACGGACGAATTAAAAACGAAATATTAAAAGAGTATTGGAACGACTATTTAAATAGTGGTTTAAAATTTAGACTTAAACTTATTGAATATCAACATACACATACAATTAATAATAATTAATTTTATAAATATATTTTTTTATAATCTTTTATCCGCTTTTTAATTTAAAAAATAAAATGTTAATAATAAATAGAACTTATTATAATGTATTTAACCTACATATTACGCTTGGAATATCATTTTTACAATAATTTATTTAATTATGATATTAATAACATAATAAAATTTACATTAATAAATAAGGATTGTAATGATATAGTAAATGATTATGGGATTTTAAATGATATAATGTATAAAAGAGTTATAAAACATAATAATAACAGATTTTTACACATAATAGATTTATACAATAAATTATCTTGTAATGAATACCATAATGTATTATTAGATGAGAATATAAAAGAGAATTTATATGAAGTATTAGATTTTAATTTAAATTTTAAGGATTTAATAGATATTGGTAATATTCAAAATAATGAATATATAAATAGTTACTTAGTCAATTTATTTTTACAATTTAATAACATAATATTAAATGAAAAGTTTATAAAAAAATGTATAATCAAGTTTAAAAATTACTATAATAAAAACTTTAACGAGTTATTATATTTTATATTTACAATAAATTATCCATTAGAAACAATTTATAAATTCGGTTATGTATATGAAATATCCAACCTTTTCAATTTACCTTTATTATATGATAAATTTCTGATATTTAGAGATTTACAAGACACATTATATAAAGATGATATTTATGACTATATAGACCCTAACAATGTAGAAAGTGAAGAGGAAGAAAGCATATTTAGATGCTCTTTAAAAGATTTTTAATATTTAATTATCTTTATTACTATATTATACTACATTTAATTTAAAATAAAAAATCTTATAATAATATATATTGATTAACAATAATGCCCCGTATTGATTATGAAAGAATAGTTTTTTACATTATTAAACATAAGAATTTTGAAAATCAAAATAATTTAATAGGATATACCACAGATTTAAGAACTAAAAAATATTATATTACACAAGGAATTAAGAACAAGAACAATAAGGAATATAATAAGATATTTAATAAGGAAATACGGAAAAATGGCGGTGTTAATGCTTATCATATTATAGAATTAGAGAAATACCCATGCAAAAATAAGGGTGAAGTTTTACGCAGATTATTAGAATTAATAGAATTATATAAACCAGTTTTGAATATGTTATATGATGTTGAAGAAACAGATAAAACAGAATACGAACAGATAAAAACGGAGGATAATGAGACAATAGAGGAGGATAATGAAGATAATGAGACAATAGAGGAGGATAATGAAGATAAACAGAAGGATAATGAAGATAATGAGACAATAGAGGAGGATAATGAAGATTTAAAAGATGATGATGTAATAAATAAAATTGAAACAGAACGCAATAGATTATTAAGTATGTATAATAATGAAGCGGAAAACAAAGATAAAATAACTTTTATAAATAATAAATGTAATGAAGCAATAAAGAAACATTTAAATAAAATAAGGAATTCTAATGAAATCTAATAAAAATTAAGAAAAAAAACGAAAAAAATATAACTTATAAAGATATAATAAGGTTATGCCTAAATCAGTTGATTATTCAAAATCTATGATTTATAAAATATGTTGTAAGGATTGTAATATAAAAAAAATTTTTATTGGAGGCACAACCTCAATATATTCAAGAAAATCAAAACATAAAAAGGAATGCGAAGACCCTGAAAATGAGAGATATAATGATTATTTAAATCGTTATATTAGAGAGAATGGCGGTTTTAAAAATTTTAATTGTTTAGTTATAGAACATTTTAAAGATTGTATAGATAAGCAAGATTTAAATAATAGGGTCTATGAAAAACAAAAGGAACATAAAGCAACCTTACATTTAAATTTACACGAACAAGATGCCGATACTGCTGGCGATGTTGATCCCGACAATCAAGCTCCTACTATTTATATAGATAAATATATGTTAGATATTTTTGATGAAGCGATCGAAAAAAAAAGCATGATGAAGCCACAAACAAAGTATCAAAAAGAACAACATGATTTGTTGTTGAAGTTTCATGAAAAATTAAATACAATATTTAAAATCAATAATGTAATATAAACCATATTATCCTATTTTTTTTTATATCAAACGCTTTTAACATCTAATCTTTAACGCTTTTATACGCTTTTTAACACATAAAATAAATAAACATTAAAAAAATAATATTAATAAAATTTTAACATATATATAACAATAATAAATAATAAACTAATAATATATTGGATTATATAAACTATAATAAATATAATAAATTATAATCTTTTAACATAATAATAAATGTAATAAATAATTAGTTTTTAACATATTTTAAAAATGTATATTTTAACATATTATAACAGATTATAAAATATTATAAAACTAACAAAAACCCAGATAATAAGAGATAATAACATATTTAAACTTCTAATAAAAATTTAGATTATGAGATATTATAACCTATAAACTCATATAATAAGATATTTTAACACATTTTAAAAATGTATATTTTAACATATTATAACA